ATGCTGGCATCAGGAATGCAGCACCATTTACGCTCATGGGCCTCCCGGTCTACGTAACTCCGTATGTCCCGGCTCTTATCACAACTTCGGCAGCGAAGACCGTGATGGCAGTGGTTGGAGACATCCGCGAGTCCTACAGCATCCGCGAGTGGGCAGGCATCGGAATGATCCGCGATGACATCACCCTGGCGACCACTGGCCAGGTGAAGTACACCGCGATGTCGTTCGCTAACGCGAACATCACCCGCGGCGATGCGCTTGTCCAACTGCGCGTCACCAACGTCTGATTCTGATCCTCTCATCCTTCAGGTGGGTGGGGCTTCGGCCCTACCCACCTGCAGCGAGGAACAATGGCTTTAGACCTAGCAAAGTTCAGAAGTTGGGCAAGGATCCCTCACACGGAAGACGATGTGAGCATCGGCATTGCATGGGCAGCCGCCGTACGCGAACTGGAAGAGCGCACCGGGTGGTGCGTGGAGAGTGTCACCAGGACGCAGTGGGTGCCCGCAGCGCCCGTGACGATCTACGGCGGTTTGTACCTCCGTTTGGAGCGCCAAGGCGACCTGGCGGGAACTACGGTCACCTACAGCGACAGCGCTACGGTGCCGCTCACCGGCAACCTGAACAGCACCAAGATTCAAATCAACGGCCTGGTGTACGTCGACATGGAGATTGCCAATGTCAACCTGACCTACCCGGTCACGCTGACCGTAACAGCAGGTAACGCGGCGCTGAACCCACTGCTGGAGATGGCGCTACTCCAGCGCGTGGCACACCATGTGGCAAGCCGCGGCGATGACACCATCGCGCTCGACTCCACCTACTGGGATCGCATTACAGGCATGATGGGCAAGGGAATCGGATAATGGCTGGGCACGTCCCATCCGGAATGCTGAGGCTTTCGATGACGGTACAAAATCCCGTGCGAACCGTCGACAGCGTTGGCCAGGCAGAAGTCTCATGGCTGAGTGTCGCCAACATTGCTTGCCACATTGACTCGGCACGAACGAATGAAGTCATCGGCGATCTTGGCGTTAACGCCCGCTCCGACTGGCGCATCCTGGCCGCTTGGCATCCTGCCGTGACCACGAACAGCCGACTGCTTTACCTGGACAACGGCACAGAGCGCGTGTTCAACATCCGCGTGTGTTTCGACCGTGACCAAAAGCGCCGACGTCTTGAGATCGAAGCGACGGAGGAAGTCGAGTGACGGCTACCAAGATCACAATGAAGACGCAGTTTGTAGACGGCAACGTCCGCAAGGCGCTTGCACGTCTTGGGCCCAAGGTTGCCGAGAACGTCATGAAGCGCTCGATGCGCAAGGCTTTGCAGCCCGTGCGCGTGGCGCTCACTCGGACGTGGTTGTCTGCCAGTTACCGTGGCTATCCATGGACTCGCCAAGACATTGCCAACGCAACCATGGTTGACGTCCGGCGCGCTGGCGGTAAAGCCTCGTCAGGAGTCGCAGGACGTGTGGGCGTCATGTACGGGAAAAAGGCAGGCAACTCCAGTGGACGCCAAAAGATTTGGCACTTGCTCGAAGGTGGTTTCCGGCACTACGCCAAGGGATCCAAGGCATACGCCAACTTCAGTAAGGACGCCAAGGCAGAGCAAGTGAACTACAAGGCGATCATCGCCGCGAAGCGACCAGCGGCACTGGCAGGCCCACGATTAGAGCGCGCCGGCAAACTGCGGGCCGTCTTCGCCGCAGCACGTGATGCAGCGCCTACGTTCGTCGCAGAGCGCTCCGGACGAACTGAACAGCGGAAGACCGCCACAGCGAAGCAGATCCCCGGAGCGTGGCGTTCTCGGGCTGTGGCGTCGCGAATGATTCCACAGGTGACAAAGAACCTACGCGACTACATCCTCCAAGCGGCGAAGGAGGCTTTACGTGGCAACAAGTAGAAGCCTAGAGAACATTACGAAAGCGCTGTACTCGTACTTACTACCAGAGTTGTCGCGAGCGGAACTCTCGCCGCGCTGGCGTCGCCAGGGTGATCCGCTTCCGTATGTTGTTTACGAGTTCACCTCGGCTGCGTGGGTACAGACCACGCACGAAGTCACCAACATGGTGACGCTATCCGTGAACTTCTCTTGCGTAGCTGCAACCGTGGCCGAATGCCTTGAAATAGCGGATGAGATCACCGAAGCATTTCACGAAACGGTGACGGAAGACAGTATCACGTTTCAGATGGTTGATATCAACATGAGAACGCTCGACGCTGTACCGGATGACGGACAAGGCGAAGCCGAACGAATTATCGTAGTTACCACGACATTCCTTACCCACGACGAAAGTTAAACGATGCCAACGACATACACAGCCGGCTACGGCGGGACACTCACGATCAACTCGGTAACCATTCCGGTTCAGAACGTCACCGTCGACCTATCGCGCCAAGAGATCGACATCACCACCACGCTTGACCTCACCACACTGGCAATGGCTGGCCGTGTTACGCGCAAGATCACTTGCACGGCAATGGCTACAACCGTCGCGGAAACGGCGCTCACGCTGCTCATCAATACCGCAACGGACACCAAGACCATTGTCGCCTGGAGCGATGGCAACTCGGGCACGTCCTACAGCATCACTTGTATGTTGAACAGTGCTAGCCGTTCGTACGACGGGCAGGGCGCGGCGACCATCAACTTCAGTTTCTCGGAAGCGAAGCCAGCCTAATGCCAATCGGAACCGAATATCTAGGCGACGGGTGGCGCGATGCCGACATCGAAGGACTGCCACCACTCCAGGTGCGCCGGCCAGTGATGCGCGACATTGCCGGCGGCGGCCAGTACTGGTGGATCGCTTGCGTGCGCTGCGCCGACGGTACGCCGTTGCTTGCTGAAGGCGTAGCCGCTGCCGATCTGCGCGTGGAAGTCGGAAACGCCATCATCGCGGAGGTAATGAAAGAGCGCCCTACTCAAGCGCCGAAAGGCGCATCTGGAGGATGACTCCAGCAGCCCGAATGGATATGCCAGTCGGGCTGATGAGTGAGGCGACGCCGGAGGAACGGATTGAAAGTCTGCTGATCACGATTGCTTGCGCGCTGACAAGCGCACCACCTCACAGGATTGCACCATGGCTAATGACTTAAAGGCATCAGTCAGCATCACAGCGGATACGAGCGGACTGATCTCCGGCGTGAATGGTGCCATGGAGAAGATCAACCGCATCAGCGCTAGCACGACCATGATGGCTGGCATGATGGGAGCGCAAAGGGTGCTGCAACTCGCGCAGCAAATGTACACGGCTATTTCAGATCGCTCCGAGCATCTATCGAAACTTGCTCACACGTTCTCGCCTGAAGCGATGACGAGCGCCGCCAATCTTTCACAGGCTCAACTGCGTTCAGACATGGCCGTCGGGCAAGCCATGGGCCCTGCACAGGCAGGAATTGACCGCGCCAAGCAAGACGCCATCGCGGAAGAGACTGCTAGCACACTGAAGAACGCTCAGCAAATCGGCGAGGGCATGATTGTCCTCAACGCCATTTGGAACCAGACGAAACTCATTGCCACGGAAAGCGCCGACGCCACACTTATGGCGCTCGGTTCATTGAATCAGATGCCAGAGATGGCGGCAGCGGCCGCTGCCAACCCAGTGGAAACTGCAACCGGATCAATACTCGGCGTAAGCGCTGGGCCGCTTCTGCAAGCCATTGGCAGCACACTTGAAGCCATGTTCGCAAAGGTAAAGGGAGACTAATGGGAGCGCTCAAGATCGTTAAACACGCCAGTGGCCCACAGTACAAGGTGCAAAGCCCTGGGCAACCGTTCACCATGACGGAGAACTACGTTGTTTCGTGGGTACCAACGAGCCCGGAAGACGTTCAATCCTGCCCGGAAGATATTGCGATCATCGTCGCCGCGTCAGAGACTGGCGCGGGTGGCTTGAAGATCCCGAAGGTACAGGCGCGGTACGTCGGTTGCGACGCCAACGCATCATTCCTCGTTTGTGAATCGGTTGACTGGCGCTGTATGCCCGGCGCGCTGAAGACTTGGATGGTTACTGCGAACTGGTCAAGCCTGATGGAGTTTGTCTATAACGCCACACTCCCGGAGCCATGGACGCGGGTTACGCGCACTAGTTCGATGCGGCAGATGCCGATATGGCGAGTAGATGCCGAGATCCCAGAGGAGCCGTACACGTTCCCGCCTAGTGGTGCTGGTGGCGACATCGGCGGCACAAAGGTAGACGTACAAGGACAGCCAGCGAACCGGTTCGTACAGCAGATGCAGATCATCTGCGAGTTCCATTACGACCGAACGTTCACCCTTGGGCCCGATGATGAGATCGCAGCCGAGCCGGGCCCGTTCTTTAGCGGCTGGCTCGGGACGCGCAACTCGGAAGAGTTTCTTGGGTACGACGCCGGGCAGATCCTTTGCAACGGGATCAGCATCTCGCCAGTGAACGATCAGATCTACATCATGCAGTTCAAGTTCCTCTTTGACTGGATGTCGTTCTTTGAGCAGCGACCAGCGCCCAACACTGGCGGCGCGTCGTTCCTTGCCGCGGCGGCGTCCACCTTCCTTGGCGTCCCATACAACCAAGCCTCGAAGATCGCCTGGTATCAACCTTACCCGGATCGTGAGGATCTCAAACTCATGTTCCCGTCGGCTGTTTACGACGCGTTCCTCACAGCAGTACCAGCAGTCAACACGTGCGTGACACCAGGGCGCAGCCTCGCCGATCGTCAATTCGATTTCCCTGCTTCATGAGTAACCAGCGTCCAATCTTCAACAGCGGTCTGTACGGGAAAGCCAACCGTACGGTCATGAACGCTTTCATGGATTCAGCGGACGCGCTGGCAGCGAATCAGCCCGCGATCGACTACGCCTACCGTGCATCGATGCCGGAGGCGTTTGCTACGCGTACGTTCCTTGCACGCATCCAAACCGCGACTCTCATTACTGCTGGCAGGTGGTCATACGCCGGGACAGAAGCCGTGTTGCTGTCCGCATCGCCTTGGCATGAGAACGTGACAGGCACTCAATACGACTTTACCGGCGCTCTCAATCTGCGCGAGATATTCAACACCAGCGGCACGGACATCGATGGCATGGATTTCACTACGCCAGCATCGACGGTGGGCCCGGTTGGATCGTCATACGTCAGCGCAGCTTGGGCCACGACAAGCCTTGAAGCGCTGGTGATTATGACCGTGAGTTACACGAAGACGGGCGCAGTCTCTTATTACTTTGACCGACCAAACCCAATGAGGTGCACGTGATGCCAAACCTAGACCTAGCGCTCAATTACCCATCCGTAGTCATCGTCCCTGGTGAAGAGTGGGTGCTTGCCGGCACAGTCCAGGTGGAAGGCACAACCACCGCGCAGAACCTGACCGGCTACACAGTCAAAGGAAACGTGCAGATCGGATCGACAAACACGCTGAACACCGGCACGTACGCCGTAGTGGTTGCCGCGTCGGGCACGTTCACCTGGACGCTGTCAATGGCGCAGACGGCCGCATACGCGTCTAACTCATGGGGCACGATTGTGCTCTACCTCGACCACGCTAGTACCGATTCGCTGCACATTGCAACTATCGGCTTTCGCACTTCAGCGGAGACCATCTGATGTACACCTCAATGATGCGTAAAGCGCTATTCGGAAGCGGCGATACCGCGCTGCTCTCACTGGACTTTACCGCTGGCACTGTGCCGACTGCTGTGACGTTCACACGCGCAGACACCACGGCGCGCGCTACCTTCATAGATTCAAGTGGGTACGTCAAGACGGTGGCAAGCGCTGGCGCTGCGCGATTTGATTACGTGGGCGGCGTGGCGAAGGGATTGCTGATTGAGGCGGCTGCTACCAATCTTTGCACGTACAGCAACCAATTCAGCAACGCGGAATGGACCAAGGACGGGGCACAAACTGGAGGTTTTGATCCCACAGTTGATGCCTCGTATTCGGCAACAGGTCCAGATGGTGCATCAACGGTATCGCGAATAGTTTTCAATAAAACTAATGGAGCGTTCTCGCGCATCCGTCGAGCAGTAAGCGTTTCAAATGGGGCGTACATCATGTCCATTTGGATGAAAGCAAACACGGCTGCTGGTGCTCCAAGCAGTCAGGCCGTTGTTCTGAGGATGGGATCTAGTGCAGGTGTTGACTGTGCAGTGACTACCACATGGCAACGCTTTACCCACACATTTACTGTGGGTGACCTTAGTGCAGAGTTTCAAATAATGCTTTGGGACAATGTAAACGCTCCAGCGGAAACCGCAGATGTACTTGTTTACGGCGCACAGACGGAGAGCGGTTCTACCGCCACTTCTTACATACCTACCGGAGCATCTGCACTCACGCGCCTTGCCGATGACGCCGTGATTCGCAGCACCGCGTGGACATCGCTGTACGCGCAACCAGGCGCAATGGTGGTGGAGTTCTACCGCGGCGCGTACGGTGCTGGCGATCGATCAGTACTAACAACCGATCCAACGGCCGCACGGCACTGGCATCTCAAGCAAGCGAACGCAAGCGCCACGGCGCAGATCGCTTTCAGTTCAGGTTCCGCAGTGACGCAGACGGGATTGGTGAGCGGGCTCAACAAGGTGGCGATTGCTTGGAACGCGCCCACGCCTACGGCATCGTTCGACCTATGCGTGAATGGTGCTACGCCGACCTTCGGCGGCAGCAACGTGGGAACCACGCTTTCAACCTGGCTAACCCTTGGCTCCCAATCGACCACGGACCTAAGCGGCACAGGTGTTTGGGATGGCTACCTCAACAACTCCATCAAGAGCGTGAAGTATTACAGCGCCTTGACCTACGCAGAGATGCAGGCGAAAACCACATGACCAACTACTACCTACGCACCACCACCCTGGCGCAGATGAACACGGCGCTCGCGTTAATCCCTGAGCCGCGTTACATCGACATGATCGGCACAATGGGCGCTGTGCTCGACATTGACGGCAACGTAATCACGCCGGAGGATCTACGCATCCACGCCAACGTGCGCTGCGAGACGATCGCGCCGGCGCTGCTTGCCACGCTTCCGACCTGCTTGCCGGCCACGCCGCGCAGGGAGTTCGTCTGATCTACCTCGTCGTCATCGTCTTGCTGCTCACCGGCTGTGCATCGAGCACGGCGGCGATCTCACAGAGTGCCAACACTTCGCGAGAGGCGGCGACGTCGGCACGCTCCCACCTGGCGAAAGCCAACGCGGAGCTCGAGCGCATCGAGGCGCTTGCCGCGGAGATCTCGGCACGGATCCCGTACGTCTCTGATGAT